ACCGACTGAGCAGCTTCCTCAAAGATGGTGGGAGTCCAGAACCCACCAAGCTTAACAGCCTCACCCTTAGCCAGAGACAGCAATTCCTCAGCTTCCGTAAGCTGCTCTTCATTCATCGGCGTCTCAAGCGCCGGAGGAATCTGACTAGGAAGCTCATCCTCAAACTGAGGAGGCAGATTGTCCATTTCAAATTCCGGCATGGCCGGGGGAATGTTGGTTTGCTCTTCCATTATCACTTACCAGCCTTAGTGGTTCGGGGAACTCTACCCTCAAGTTTACCAGCTAGCGCCCCAAGAGTGTCGAACGTCTGTCCCCTTGCTGCCCACGTAGCCGCTTGCTGATTGGCACGGCTAGCCTGCGCCATAAGCGCTTGGTTCTGGTCAAGGAACGACAGATTTTCGTTGGTGGCCGACGTAATGTTGGACAGGCTTCCAGCCACGCTAGAAGAGCCTACAATGCCCGTGGTGGCAGCTTGGCTCTCCACGCTAGCCCGTGCCACGCGGCCCGCTCTAATGGCCGCCCTGCGCTCCCTAGCGTTAGAAATGTCAGCCTGCCTCTGCTGGGCTCTGTTAGCCCTACGGGCAGCACTCGCCTGTCTCGCCCCTGCGTATGCAGAGGCAGCACCCAATACAAGTCCTGTGACGACAGCCATTATCCCACCTCCTTCATAAACCCACTCTCAATCTTCGTATACCCGCGCTTACCATACCAAGCCTCCAAATGCTCAGGGCTAGTGGAAAGGCTAGCCATAACAATGGCGTTGCAATACTCCCCCTCCTTAAGCATGGCTTCTGCATAGGTGAGCAGAGCATTACCTACTTTTGTAGTGCGATAGTGGTCACGAACATAGAAGAACTTTTCCAGTGCAATCCAGTAGTTCCCATTGAACGGCAACGTGCCAAGCTCAAAGCCAACACACCCAACAGGGTAGCCGTCCAAGTCTTCTGCCATGAAAATAACGCCATTGTCCAGCAAGCTAAACAGGTAGGTAGACACATCATCGGCGTCCCATTGAATAGTGCAGTACGGACTGCGGGAGTGGAACAGCCTCAGCATGTCCAGCAGTTCTTCAATGTCGTTCTCATTAGCCTGACGGTAGTTAAACATTTTCGTTTCCTGTAAGAGAAAGCGCCCATCCGTACAGGTAGAAGTCCTTGCCCTCTTCGCTCTCAAAGCGAATAGACAAAGCCTTACCCCTGCCGGGGATGCGCGTCTTGTTGCTGATAACATCAAATCCGTAGTCGATAGGGCCGGGGCTAGACGGCAAGAGGATGGGCTTAAGCAGCCGGTAGGCTTGCTGTTTAGCTCCCCACTTACCACTCACACCGTTGTCAGACCAATCCCACTTGGCCTGCACGTAGCACGACCCACTCACTTGGGGAACAATCGTAGCCCCACTCAACACTGCCGTTCTCTCACTACGACGGAAGTTAGTGGTGAGGTAGGTCACTTGCTTGTTTCTAGCAGTGTCACCAGCCGTCTCGTGTCCTGTTTCTAAGAACGACAGATAAGAGGCACCAATGCCGTCAATGCTTCGCCAGTCTCTAAACTTGATGCACTTGTAGAAAGAGAACGTATACACAGCCGTGCCCACGGCAGGATCAAGGAACTGGATGGTAAGGTACTTGGTCACACTATCCACTGTTGTAGCCACGCCCTCTTGGCGTGTGACGAAGTTGGGACATTCAACATACCCAGCCACGTAGGGGCTAACATCGCCAACAGCCGAAAGGCTGTGCTTGTAGAACGCACCCAACACTGTGTCCAGCACAAGCTCATGGGTGAACTTGTTCTTGAAATTAATCCCGTCATAGGTGGGGTCAGTGGCATACAGCCATTGCACACGACGATTGATGGGGTCGTAGCTACCAACAGCGCCACGCTTGGCAGCAAAGGACAGGGAGTTAAAGAACCGCTGGATGGTGTTCTCTGTGATGTTCTTAACTTCCAACATTCCGTTGTCATTAGGAAGGACAGCGTAAATACCACCACGATTCCAATACATCACCCCGTCTTCCATATCAACAACACTACTGTTGTTAATACAACCAAAGTCGGACAGCTTCACCACCTGTGTGCTGGTGGCTCTAAACCCACCATCATCGCCAGTGATAGCCCACACGCCCTGCTCTGCCATCACCAACAGATAGGAGCCCTTTGGAACAAGGGCATAAATCTTGCCACTAGACGGGATGTTGATGAATCCACCATCCGTATCCACAAGCTCGCTATCAATCTCGCTCGTGGGGTCGGCATCCGTATGGCATTGACCAAAGTCCTTGGGAGTGCGGACAGTGCGGGAATAGAAGACGTAGCCTGTCATGTTGGGCTGTGTCAGGGACGTAGACAGGATGCTGCTTTGGACACCGGAATAGAACACGCGCTCAAAGGCAAAGGCTACACATCCCGGCCTGCCAGCCTCGCTGTCAGCCGCCGTGCTCAAGCCTGTAGCAGCATCCCTACTAGCCTTGCGATTGAAGGCAGAAATGATGATACGCCCTTTGGGGGCGGGGGTTGTGCCAAAGTCTTGCTTGTCGAGCAAGTTGGGATCGAAGTTGTCGTTCGTGTCCTTGCCAACAAACCACTGCATAGCGTTAGACGGCTGCTTACTCTTAGCCGTAGAGTAGGCAGCAATCGTAGCAGCAGGCCAGCCTTGATTAAGCAGGTTGTAGTTGTGGGCAACAGACAAAGACACAGGCTGTTCATTGACAGCCAAGCCAGAGTCAACACCAAACTGATCCCGAATCAGGATGGAGATGGTACCAATAGAAAACGTATTGCCCACTGGATCGTAGGCAAGGTAGAGGGGGTCAGTACGACCATTGGTGATGAACAGGTAGCCGGAGCCATTAGCTCCCTCACACTCCGTACTACCGTCAAACCCTGAGATTGTAAGTGTGGCTAGCAGATTGTTGGAGACAGACGTAGCATTAGCGTCATGCACGTACAGCTTGTCTCCCACCTGCACAACAGAGAACTGGAAGGACGGGTTGTTAGCAGCGTTCTCCCACCGCATCACCGTCACCGCTGTAGTGGCTGTGATTGTGGCAGAGCGAAGCGCATACCCTTCCTCAAAGTCCATGCCCAGCCTGCGCTGTCTGCTCCCCTCCCTGTTAAGAACACAATTCTCTTCATCAAGAGAAGCATTCTCCGGGAACGTCAACGGGCCTGCTTCTGTAATCAGGCCCTTGACGAACGTGTTGTACTCTTTCCTTGCACTAGCAGGCATAGTTAGCCTCCAATGGGTTTAGCCGGAGGCCGACCACGCGGGCGGGGTTCCTCTCTCGGCACTTCCTTCACTTCCACCGGCTCGTCTCTATTGGCAGCTTCCCACACAGCAATGGCCCGCTTAGCGTCAGCCGGAGTGGTGAAGGCTCCTGTCAAATCTCCCGGCACTTCCCCACCCCCTTCCCAGAGGATGCAATAGTGGGGCGAACCTAGAATAGGACGAATGGTAAGGGCTTTTCTACTCATTACTTTCTGCCGTAGTTGGGGTAACGAATTCCGTTGGTGCCTCTTCGCTTCTCTCTGTGTAGAAAGCTGCGAGTGGCGCGAGCGTGTTGTTCAGATTTGGCGTCCGCAACCTCCTTAATTCGGAGGAACGCTGTGGACTTGCACTCTGCAATGTTGGCAGGGAAATGCTTGGCCGGAAGGTCGGGCACGAAGTCATCCCTTGTGTCCCACTCAGGGATAATCTTTCCATACGCCTGCGTTTTGCTGTGCTGTAGAGTTGTGTCAACACTTGCATTGTAGCTATCAAAGACAAGGTGTGTGTCATCGAAGCTTGTGTAGTATTCAGGAGCATGGTCGTTGATGATGAAGAGAGGGGTTCCGTGATAGTCAATCACTGTCTCTACATTATCACGGCTAGGGTCACGACTCATGACGAAGGTGAGGAAGTCTTGCGGTTCCTTCCACTCAATCGTCTTGTAGCTTTTAGGGGCATCCGCCGATTCCCGGCAGTCATACTTCACCCACTCAATGTTAGCCACCTGATCCTCAATGAACATATGGCTAGGCTTTGTGTTGTCAGCCGACGACGCTACACGGAACAGTCTCATCGTGTGCGGCCAGTCCTGACCAACAATCATAAGCTCGTAGGTGGAGCGACAAATGTTAGCCACCTGTGTGGCTTCAATCGTGTCACCAATGCTATTCACTTGGTCACTGTTCATGTCGAACAGAATGTCTTGCACAATCTCAAGCAATGTTTTCTTCATATCCTGTCCTCATAAAAACGCCCCGTGTTTAAGAACGGGGCGCTGTGAGCCATCCTTGGCTGCTAGTTCCTTAGATGGTGCGGTACGGAATCACCAGCTTGCCCAGGCCCGCAGCAGTGATGGTCGGCGTGGTGCCGCCCAGAGCCACAGCAATCGTGGCAGCCGCAGCAAGCGGGGTGTTCAGCGCCAGCGTACCAGCCGGAGCAACCGAATATGTACCGAGAGCTTCCGCCTGAGCCTTAGAAATCTGGGCAAGACGGTTGGTACCTTCCGAAGAGAGCACACCAACGTTAATCACCGGAGAAGTACCGCCAAGGGCGAACACTTCGGCAATTTCCACAGTGGCGTTGCCAGTGATGACAGCGCCAGCCGGGAGAGTACCACGAGCCTGAAGGTAGTTTTCGCCAGAGAAGTAAACAACAAGCTCCTTCTGCGAGCCTTCCGTACCGATTTGACCAATCTGAGTGTCAGCACGGCCACGCGGGCCGTAGAAGTTAGTGACGCCGTTAACAAGTTCCTTGGGCATATTAGCCTCCTATTAGTAGTTGACAGCCGAAGTGAGGACAACACCCAGCGTTTCCGGGCGCTGACGGCCAAAGCCGAAACGCGCACGGGTGACAAACTCATCACGCGCCAAGTCCTTGTTGCGCTCGCCTTCCACCTGCGGGGCCTGACGCCAGCAACCCATGATCGGCTTGGTAGAATCATCCAGCACCGACATGAAGATGTTAGCCACCGAACCCACCGGAGCCGTGTCAGCCACAGCGTTGTGGGTGATGGTTTCCGTAGCCGTGATACGCGGCAGGCGGTTGGAAGTCCAGATGTCCCAGCCAAACAGGTTGAACATGAACTTGTGCTCACGCTCAAAGCCCTCCTCAAGGATGGCTTGGAAGCGCGGGTTGCGGTCGATACCAATGGTGGCCGAAGCAAGACGGTTCAGGGTAGCCTCAACCACCGGATCAACCAGCGCAATACGGCCAGCCTGCGGAACGTTCGCCTTGTCGAACGAGAGCTTCATATCGATGAAGTCACGCAGACCAATGGTGTACGAGTCGTTCGCAGCAGCGTCAGCCACCCAGCGATGGTCAAAGCCATTCACGCGGTTGGCGTTGCTCGCCGTCTGGGCAGTGATGCCGCAGGCGCGGAGGAAGCGGGTTTCAAAGTCTTCCTGAATAGCACGGGTCGATTCCATGCCACGCATAGCCATAAGCTGCTCAATCTGAGCACCGTCCTGACGCAGCACATCCGACACATACCAAGCATCACCAATGTAATCCGTGATGGCGAGGGTGACGGTCGAGGTGTCAATCGGGTTGTAGGTGAGAGCCTTGTCTTCCTCAACATCCTGCACCGTGGCAGCACCCACCACCTTGATGTTAAGCTGCGTGCCGCTCGGGAAGTCCGAAACGTCACGGTAGAAAACGCCCGGAAGCAGGCCGTCCTTCAGGTTGTTAAGGATGAACTGAGAGTATTGCTGGGCTTCGATAAAAGCCTGTGTATTAGTGGTAAGCTGCATTAGCTATCTCCTTTAGTTTGTAATACCAAGCTTAGCATTCGCTTGCTGCTTGGCTTGTCGGAAGGCGGCGATCATGTCCGAAGTTTTAGCGCCACCCATTACGGTTTTGACAGGCTGAGCAGGATCGCTTGGCAGGGCCGCTGTATTCACCTTACCACCCGGCGTAGCCGTGGGAGCAGGTGCAGCGTTCTTAAGACCAAACACTTCCTTACCAGCCGCAGCAGACTTGGCTACCATCGCCGTGAGGAAGTCAGTACCAACACCCAATTCCTTGGCCTTGGTTTCAAACACTTCCTTGGCTTTGTCACCAAACTTAGCGGCCATAGCCGCCTTGAAGTCTGCAATGTTTGCTTCACGAGCCTGCTGTTCAGCACGCTCCTGTAGCTTCCGGTCAAGAACCGAATCCAACTCCGCTGGATCGAACGGGGTCGCCGTTGCCTTTGCAGTGGGGCTCATTGCCGTCACGGTTTCGTCTAGTGCTGCCTGTCGGGCAAGCTTCTCACGGAGTTCTTTTGCTTCAGCTTCCAGCTTTGCAATGTGACTCTGAGCATGAGGAAGAGCCTTAAGAGCAGCTTCAACACTACCGTACTTCTTGCCTTCACCCACCAACTCCTTCACTTCGTCAGGAAGGGTGAGAGAGGGAGAGGCGCTAGGGACAACAGTGGTCTTGTTGTCGTCAAAAATATCAGTCATTTAATTTCCTCTATTGTGATTAGGTCAATCACTTCTTGAAGCGTTCTCAGACTACCAATGTAGTCTGCTTGTTCTAAAGCCCAATTACTTACCTCATAATTGGGTTTCTTCTGATTATACTCTTTAGAGTTCTTAAGATCAATCAAAAGCTCTTTCAAGAGCTTAAGAGCAGGAGCAGCAGCTACAAGCTGCGCCTTCACTTCTTCTTTGTTTTTGTTCTTGGAAAACCAAACTGTTTTCATCTGGTTTCTTTAGCCCTTCTTCTCTGCGCTACTTCAGCCTGAATGGCTGATGGGGTGGCTGCACCAGCGCCCAATGCGTAGGCACCTAAGACGTTCGTAAGGGCACCCGCCACCCCTCTACCTCTAGGCCCCCTGCGTGGGGCTCTAGGGGCCGCTGATGCGGCGCTAGAGGCACCGCGAGGCACGCCCTCCCCATCCAGAAACGGGACAGGCAAACTTCTCTCCCGAAGCTGGGGGATTTGCAGTTGGGGCTTGGGGGTGGAATCCAGCACAGTGGGACGGCTGGGCTGCATGGCAAAGCTGTCACGCACCCTGCCTGCAAGGCGTTCCGTCTGTCTGCTAGTCATCAAGCCAGAGGCTTGGTCAAGGGCCGACCGTGGAGCAACAGTCATAGCCGTGCTTTGATTGACACCCATAGTTTGAACGCCACGCGAAGCGGGGATGGTGGGGCCAATGCGTGTTCCCGGTCTACGGGCCAGCACTGCATCCCGATTCTCCCTCATCGGGGCACGATTGAAGGCTGCCTGTGCCTCAGCGATTTTGTCCTTACCACTCTTCCTAGTAGCCATTACATACCCTCCTCGGGTTCAATCGGAGTTTGCTGTTCCACCATCAAAGTTTCTTGCGCTGTCTGCGACAGGCGTTGTGTCTCAAGCTGTTCAAGAATGCGAATGTTATCTCCGTACAGGTTAAACTTCTCCAAGCCCAACACTTCAGGGATGAGTTTTGCAATGCCCTTACCACTAATGTGAACACTAATGCTTGGGTCTTGTGCAGCAGCACTGTTCAAGTAGCCAAGGAGGTTTTGAACCAACGTAGCTTGAGCAGCAAAGTGGCGAGCACCAATAGGACGAATCAATCCCGAAGCTGTGATGTCGGCTTTCGTAACGCTAATGAAATCAATAACACCAATATCGTCATCAATGACACGAACAAGATCAGAGCCGTCCATATTGCGCTTAGCAATCTCCAACATACGGTTGAGCATAGGCTCAAGGACGTTGATTTCAAAGTTCTGAATCTTGTTTTGGAAGATGCGCGATGCTGCCATCTCAAGAGTTTGCACTTCAAACGCTGTCTTTTCACCCGGAGTGCGGATACCCATTGCGTTCTTAGGAGCACCAGCCATTTCCTCCATCTTCAATTCAAGACGATCAATCTCGTTGGAGGCAGCAATAACACCATTGAGGTTTTTGCCAAGCTCAACAATGCTGGCATTCTCTCCCATGTGGATGGTTTCATTGGGTGCCCACGTAAAGTCTTCCACCTGACCTGTGACAGCAAGCGGAGGGTGAACGGCCAAGTCCATAGCGTCAGCCTTCAGGTTTTCCAGATGGTCGATGCGATATTGCATACCCACCAGATTATCCAGAGGCCCCATGCCATAGGCATTATCAGGGCGATGACGCCACACACCATGCCCCTTTGTAGACTTGCCCAGCCAGCTAGGCATTTGCACCTGACGCAGCACCTTGCATCTATCTACGATGGTGATGATGACGTTCTTGTAAAACTGCCCGGTGACACTATCGTTGATACTACCCTCAAACTCAAGAATCTCCACATAGTTGGATTGGAGATAATTGGAATACGTACCAAAGCCGTCAATGCTATACCCAACAGCCTTATCAATATCCTCCTGAGCATAGCCAGCCATTGTTCTACGATAGCCTTCAATGTCGTTCAGGACAGCAACGTTGTATTGCAGATCGGGATTGCTGTCCAGTTCCGCCCTCATATCACCAAGGGTTTTGACGTAGCGGGTAATCTTGTAGCTGTCATCAAACTTAACCAGCGGGTTGAACACAATGTCCAAGGGACTAATGCGCAGAGCCTTCGGGCCAACATAGCCCGGAATCTCCTCGCCTGTTTCAGGATCAATCGTGGATTCATTGACAAACACAACGTCATAGAACACGTTGCCCCAATCAATGTAGTCGTACAGGAGTTCAGCGATGACAGTGCGGAGATTACTCTGCCTCACTTTGTTCTTCATGTAGGCTTCGATAGCCTTGCGCTTAGCCAGCACAACGTCATTCTGGCTATGCCCTTCCCACTTAAGCCAGTCATCGTTGGGGAACAACGCAGACAAATAGTTGGCGTGCAGGTTGTCTCTAATCTGACACAGCTTAGGCACTGTGGTTTTGTTCTTCCACGGAAGCTGCGCGTTAGTTGTCTTGGTTGTGTCCGTTGCAAAGATGTAGTTGCGGAGTTCTTTCTTCTCCTCCAACCAAGAGCGACGGTCGGTGTTGTGCCTGTCCCATAGATAGGCAATCTGACCAGCCAGATTATCAGGCTGAAGAATGGATTTGATTTCTGCTACTTTCTGACTCATGCGTATCTCACCCCGCCAAATCTATTGTGGTAAATCACGTTCCCTGCGCTTCTGGGAGTGGTAGTTTTAACCCGCATAGGGGCTACACAGATATCCATTGCCGCCGTCAGGGCGTCCTTACAGTCGTCGTGAGGGGGTTTCTGCAACACAAGCTCCTCTTCGAGGGCTTGAATGTTACCTCCCTTGTAGTGCCACACCTGAAGGTTGTCATACTTGGGTTCCAGCGTGGAGGCAATACGCTCCTCCTTGCTGCCCTCATGTCTTGTCGGACGATGCTCGTCCACAATCAGAGACAAGCCCTGCGGCTTGATGTAGTTTTCTTTCAGGTCACGCACGATGACAGCCTGTGCAACAGTCACTTCACAACGAATCTTCCTAAACCCCCACTTCCTATACGCCTGAGCAATAGCGTCGAAGTAGTCGGCAATTCTGTCGCTCTTAAATCGGATGATGTCTAGGACGTAGTAGTTGTTCTCAGGATCAATCCCCACCACAGCTAGGGCTGTGTAGTCTGCCTTGCGCTTTGTGGAGAAAGCAAAGTCGATGCCAGCAAACACAGACAACGGCCGGTCATTAATCCACCATCTGTCGTTGATGTTCTTAAGAAAGCTGCGGTCGTAGTATTGGAACTTGTCAGGACGAATACGACACTCTTCAGGATCGTTCGGATTGTTGTAATACTGAGCAAAGAACTGTGTCTTGTCCTCATACTCAGCCTTAATGCGGCTCAGAATGTTCATGTCAAAGCCAAACATCTTGCCATCCGGGCGGCGCTGCTTAGGCCACAAGAACACACCGTCTGTTTCCACCTGACGAATGTAGCTGTCCCACACCCACTCTTCCCCACAAACCTCATCGTTATCATCAAACAGCTTGTAGCTCTGCTTAAGGAACAAATCGTATTGATCCTTTGGATGGTAACGTGTGCCGGCACAGTCAGTGGTGGCACCGGGTTCTTTAATAGACGCAAGCTGGGAAATCAGCGCAGCGACTTTCTGCCGCCCCTCTTCCGTATACGCATTGCCCGGAACAACAATATCGTCAAGCTTGATATGACTGGAATGGAATCCCGTAATGTTTGTAGTAAGGCCAACAGCCTTGATGCTAGGGTCACGAATACCCTCTGCTTTGCGAATAGGATGGTCAACAATAATTTCAGATGTAGTCCAACGCTCTCTCTTACCTTCATCAGGATGAATCATGTCAGGCCAATACTTCATGTAAGTCTTGGATGTCATGGTGTTCTTGATGAAGTGAAGTTGTTTCTCTGCAAGGTCAGCAGTGGCAGACACATACAGCATGGTGGATTCTGGGGCGCGGGTAAGTTCCCACAGGGTTTTATACGCCATTAGCTTGCTCTTAAGATGAGCACGCGGAAGGAGAACAAGAACGTTTTCTCTCCGCTGAGAGCTTTGCCACCAATTAAGCAAAGCAATGTGCTCCTCACCAAGAACAAGGTGAGGAGCAACAAGACGAATGAAAGCCACAAGGTCAGCCTCAGCGGCTTCCCTAATTGCCTCCATTGTTACCTTAGTCATGGAACCTCCTCGGATGGGGTTCTAATGTAGTCGTAGAACATCGACACATCCACAAACAATTCTTTTGACTCAGCGCCCGAAGTGATCGTGCATTTCCACACTGCTGAGGTAGTGAAGGTTCTTGCAACATCAGCAGAGAACGTTACTGTAGCCGCCGTGGGACTGCTCACAGTGATCGCCGTGTTTCCCGAAACATATTGCCACAAGAACGTGGGCGACCCAGAGCTAGCTGAAGCTGTAACGGATTCTGTGGTGATGTTAGAAACAAAAGGACACACCTCCGTTTCACCATCACAAACAAATGTTCCAGAAACAGCCGACTTGTTGAGCGTAAACTCTACGGTTGTGCCGACAGGCCACACCTGCACCCACGCACTACCATTCCATCTACGTGCAAAACTCACGGCTTGCCATGCTGTGCCAGTCCAACGACGGACATCAGCAACATCGTCATATCCGCCAGTGCGTCGTCTCTTAAACATCAGTAAATCCAAAGAGTTCCAACATCAACAGAAGTCGTGAGGTTGGGGTCAGAGGGTTGGACATAAACATCCGGGGCATCATTCAAAGTGGTCAAATTGTTTTGCATACTGGTTAGTGTACTTTGCAAACCAATGATGTCAATGATTTGATGGCCGTGGCTGACAGGCTCAAACTGTGTCGGCTTGTCCGTAATGTCAGCCCACAGGTGAGTGTGCGGCCCGGGAGTGAAGATGTTCAGCGTAGAACTATCGCGCCATTGCTTAAGCGTAATTGGTTCGTTATCGCTACCCGCAGGCGGAAGGTTCATCACACGCTGGCTGTTCATGTCCAGCGGTGCAGTCATTTGGTTTGGAGTAGAGCCAATGCGGGACAACAAAGCATTAAGCTCTGTTTCGATTTGCGCAAGGGCTGTATTCAAAGTTTCGACACTGCCGTATGTGGCAGTGATGCGGGGCAACGTAACGTTAGGCATGTTTCTTCTCCTTAACACTGAGGAAGTCCACCACTCGACTAGCCTCATCAGCCAACTCATCTCGCAGGGCGGCTTCCTTCTTAAGAACACCAGCCTTTTCTTCTTTGCTGGGACGCCCCCGCTTGCTTTCCCACTCCTTACCAGCAATGTACTTGGCAGCGTTAAAGTTGCCCTTCTCAGCCTGACCGACAAGGCTTCTTAGGGCACGGGCTCGGAGCTTAAGCTCAAGCTCAACACGCCACTTGTCGATTTCCTTACGAAGCTGGGAGTTGTTACAAATCTTCTGCCAATGCGGATAGTCTACAAAGTAGGTTTGGGCAAACTCATATTCTGTAACGTCTTCCATTTCAAGGTAGAGGCGCTTGATGGAGGGATACTTTCTACCCCCCACCTCTTTGTCATTGGACGCCAGAGTGTATTGAGCAAACGTGTGGTCGTACTCAATCTCGTAGAACAAGCCCTGTGTCAGATAACGACCTGTAGAGTCAATCATCTTGCTCTTGTCAATCACCTTGAGTCTCCTTAAGAA